AGCCTGCATGCATTCCCTTGGCATATTTCCAGCATTGATAATAAGATGGCCGTTTCCCGGAAAAAACGCGGTTGTATCCCAGAGTGGCGCCACAGGTGCCGCAAACCATAATTCCGGCCAGCCAGTGAAGAGACTCGGATGCATCCCGGCGATTGGCCGGTTTGTACTCATCCTGGATACGTTTTTGGACTGTTTCGAAGCAGTCTTTTACGCTGCTGCGGGTTTCATGAGGTCCCTGAAATTTGTATCCGTTCCATTCCACTTCGCCGATGTAGAAATGGTTCTTTAGGATTCGCTGGATGCCGCGCCGCTCAAAAGGATTGCCGCGCTGTGTTTTCCAACGGTGTTCATTGCAGTAGCGTGTGATGGCGGACATATCCATGCCAGCCGCGTACGATTTGAAAATAAATTCAACGATTTTATAGGCATCTTCGTTGATCACAAAAGGTTTCCCTTCGCCCACAGCTTTATAGCCAAGCGGCGGAGTCATTTGGTACCCCTGCCGCAAGGCTTTTTCTGTCATGCCGCGGATTACTTCTCCAGATAAGTTGTAGGAGTAGTATTCGTCAAACCATTCTATGATCGTCTCGATCAGCCGTCCGAACATACCCTCCATAATTGGCTCAGACACACTTTTGATTTCCACACCGCATTTCTTCCGTAGGATACCTTTATAGAATGTGCTTTCCTCCTGGTTCCTGGCAAATCGAGAGAACTTCCATAAATATAATCGCTTGAACGGTGCTGGCTGTTGCGATTTCGCAATAGAAACCATGCGCTGGAACTCTGGGCGGTTACTTGCCTTCCGACCGGAGATACCCTTGTGCTCAATAAATATGTACTCCGGCGGAATAATGAAGCCATCTTTTTTAGCTTCTTCCAGGATGACTCGGAGCTGCGCATCCGGCGAAAGTTCGGTCTGATCGTCCGTACTGACGCGGATGTAAGCGGCGCCGATCTGAAGAACTGTAGGTGCCATGATATCATCTCCCTATGTATTTTACTTAAAAATGGGTACAAAAATAACGCCCCTTGCAGGACGCCCAGGAAAATGATATAATTCAGGTGTTCAAGCTGGATTTATCATAGCCGGGCATCCGGCAAGAGAAATCTATGGAAAGCCGTTCGGTACGCCAATACCGGGCGGTTTTTCATTTACTTTACAAATTGTTGTATATAACTAAATGACATGATATTATAAGTATAGATAATAAATTATACGAGCCTGCGGATAGCAGAAACGATGGAGTCTGTGTTCCATCCAACAGTCTCATTGGCATACAAAGATACATATGCGGGCATCATAGTATTGCCCCATGGACGGATGCCGAGAATTGGCTTGCCCATTCGCACAGATTCATCAATTTCATATTGCATCCATTCGCGATAAGAAGTGTACATACCTGCAATGACGACTGTTATTTGAGATGGGGCGATTTTTTGTGTGATAAGCCTTCTGATTTCAGCATTTGTGGCTGGTGTTCCTGCTGGGAAAAGAGGTTTCTCACGTGGGGCTGAGTAATTGCGATATGAAAAGTAATTGGCATTATTCAGCAATTTAACAAGATTGTCGTAATCGGCACCATATTTCCATGCGTGGCTGATAAATAATCTGTAATCGTATAAAGTTGGCATTTGGTTCTCCTTTCAATTATTATGAGGTGATTAGATATGAAATTTCGTAAAAAACCAGTAATCGTTGATGCTTATCAAATCGATCATGAGGAAATAATTCACACATTAGAAGGCGATATGAAAGCATCCCCGGGAGACTGGATCATTACTGGTGTAAACGGGGAAAAATATCCCTGCAAGCCGGATATTTTTGAAAAGACTTATGAGCGTATTAATTAGCATCCTGCTTTGAGTTACCTTTTTCTGCAGTGTTGATGCTTTTCCAATGGCGGTTTTCTGCGGACATGATCTCTTCCACATTTTTGATAAAAATATTATCAACAGTCTCGTCATTGGGATTGTAAGGGAAAGAACGTGTCAAGTACAAATGCTTTTGATAGAGTAACATTTCGCAGGTGGAACGGTATTGAATCCAGTTCTCATGATACTTGTACAGTTTTGTAACGGATTCGATAATCACAATGATTGCACCCAGAATACCAATGATTATAGGTATTAAATCACACAATGAGGTGTAACCGGACAATAGAGGTATGAACGCGGCAAGAATGATTTCGACTACTTGAAATTGTTTATATCTTTTTTGCGCGTGTACTGATTTTTCATCATACCATTCAATTTGCGGATCAAGTCGAGTTGAAATATATTCATTGATGTCCATCATACCCTCCGTTTAAACATTTTTAGGTGGCTTAGTAATTTTCCAACAGATCATTAATTTTGATCGTCAGTCCCGGATAGATTCCGACCGGAATATCCTGCGCAAAGGAGTAGATTACCGGAGCCGCATCTTCTTCGTAATGGTAAACGGTAACACGCTCTTTGGCCGGGTCCACAATCCAGTATTCCCGGACACCAGACTGGGAATAAATACCGTTTTTAATCCCGTAGTCCAGTTTGCGGCTGGATGGGGACACGATCTCAAAGATGAGGTCCGGAGCTCCGGAACAGCCGCGATCGGTTAACTTGTTCGGGTCACAAATTACGGAAACATCCGGCTCTACCCAGTCTTTATCGTCAGCATCGAGGTTAACAGCAAATGGAGCAGGATAAACCTCGCAGGAGCCGTGATGGTCAGCAATATAGTTTCCGATAATTCTTGAAATTGTGAAAACCAGTTTCTGGTGAATCCGGCTTGGCGGTGCCATGTCGTAGAATTTTCCATCGATCAGTTCCGCACGTTCGCCCTCTGGCAGATTCCAGTAGTCTTCTGATGTATAATGATTTTTTAATAATGGCATGTGAACACTTCCTTTCTGTGATAGTGTTGCGTTTTTAAAACTTTCTATAACAACCAGCGCCGGATCACATTGCTTTCTCAATCTCATCTGCGTCGGCCTTGCTGAAATCATCCCGCATGATGTGTGCCAGCGCATGCTGATAGGCAATCATCTGTCTGGCCTGGCTGATCCGGGCATTTATGAAAATGGAAAAGCTGCCGTCCTCATTCGGATGGACTTCTTCTTCCACGGCGGTATCCATGTCCAGAAAATAAACGCCAATGGCTTCTGTCAGCAGTGGGTTATTCATATCGTTCTCCTTTAGCACGGTTCGTCAGGATCGCCCTTTTCCTGAGCTTTCAGGCTCTTCATAAATTCGATGTGGGCCTTCAGGCGTTCCGGTGGAATGTCTCTGGCCACATGGAAGAGGGTGCGCAGCTCCGGGTTCTCGAATGCCTCCTGGGCGATTTTGCGGGTTTCTTCGTTAAGATAGTAGGGTTCTTTTGCTTGTTGCAAATCATTATGGTCTTCAACTAAATCAGCCTTTGATATACCAAAATAATTTGCCATTAATTCGATCTTATCAATTCGTGGATAAGAATTTCCTTTCACCCAGTCAGTAAAGGTAGTGTATTTAACACCTAATGCTTCACACATTTCTTGGCGGGTCTTATCATATTTATCCATATAATATTGAATATTCTTTGCCATTATTTCCTTATTTCCAAGATTACTCATGCTTGCAACCTCCTTATGGTTTGATTATATGATTATTCCGTAAAAAAATCAAGACAAACTTAAAAAATTACGGAAAAACCGTTGACATTACGATTAAACCGTAGTATAGTGAGCATAGGTCAGAAAGGAGTGAGCAAAAGTGCAGAAAGCAAAATCCCGCTTTACACTAAAAACTGCCAGGGAAATGAAGCGTTATACCCAAGAAGAGGCGGCAAAACGCATAGGCGTAAGTGTAGATACATTAGGTAACTATGAGCGTGGGAAAAGTTATCCAGATATTCCCGTTCTAAGAAAAATTGAAGAGGTTTACGGTATTCCGTATGAACAGCTTATTTTTTTACCTTTAGATTACGACAAAACCGTAAATTTCATATAAAGAAAGGGGGTGAGAGAGATGGAGAAATTATTGAATACGATACGCAATAGATTAAAAAAAAGCTGCCGATACAACGAGAAGTCATATCGGCTGTTGGTTAGTGGCTTATTCGGATGGAGCATATCATTGTTGATGCTTATCATTCGATTGCTGCAGTTTTATGTGTTTAATTAACCCTTTTAGCAAGATCATTGATCCTGGGATTTTCAAATGGACGCTGTGTCTGATTGGAATCAACAGTTTCGACATAATCTGAAAGAATGCCTATAGGATTCCGATGTATTGTTTTAGAGGAAGATTTGTCATAAATGCAGGATTCGATGGTGCTCATTTTAGGCTGTACATGGGTAATGATTCCGGTTCCTTTGACAAGTTCGAGAAATCCTAAAGATTTCTTGGTGTCTGGATCGAAAATTTCTTCGGTGCCGACTTCGTAAATAAGATATTTTTGCCCTTCCTTAGCGCCGTCATCAGATCCGATGTTAAGGACAAGCTTGTAGTCATCGATTACATTTACAACTTTAATGGTCGTTTTCATAGTTTACCTCCAGGTTTAATTTGGTTATGGTCTCAGCTGTTTCGATAGTTATAGTGGGCTTGATGATTATGGAACTCAAATGATTGGAAATGCGAGAAAAATGATCATCTTTCTTTTCATCGTTTGAGAATAAGATGATTTGGGCTAAACCATTGTTGGTAATAGTCTCGACATATCCATAAGTGATTAGTTCCTCATAGCCATCAATATTCTCGAAGAATGAAACAACTGAATGATGACTCAAAAAGGGACAGGGTTTGCAAAGACAACGATTGTTGGTACATTTAACGATTTCAATAGTGTATGTAAGAGCAACTTGCCGCAAATCACTGTACAACTTGTAAGAAAGCCAAGCAAAGAGAAAGGCTGCAAAGAACGCGATAATGAATGCGATGTATGGGACATTATCGCCTGGACTGAAGACATACAGTAAAAAGGCTGGAATCAATGCTAAAGCAAAAGAAAAGTAATTGCTCCAGTCACAAAAATATTTTTTCATAGGAACATCACCATTCGTAATTTATTAAATACAAGAAGTATAGCATATGAGAGCAGGAAAAGCTAGGAGAATTAACAGCTTAACTTGCCTGTTTGAGGCAGAAGACGAGAAGGGAGCGTGAGAGAGATGGACGCAGAAAAGCATGTTCAAGAAAAAGAACGGCTAAACCAAGCATTGAATGGAAAACTGACTCAGGCGGTAGATGATATTAAGGATGCCTTGAGAAAAAATAATATAGAGCATTCTGCAGGAATAGCCGTTGATGTATGTATTTATGCAATTGAAGAATTGCACCTGGAAAGACTTAATCTTTCAAGGTCCGTACAGTAATGGCAGGTACCTGCATGAGCGGTTCATTGCGTTCGGAATGCCATTTTAAAACATCGGTGTTGAAGTCATTGATATCTGCCATGATCGCACGTAAGTGCTTCCAGGAAGCAGCATTCATGACTTTCTTACACTGCGGACACACTGGTGCAGAATCAGCGGTGCTATTCTGAAATTCTGATTCAAAAATACATCCGCACTCGCAAGTAATAGTTGACTGAATGAACATAGGCGTATCTCCTTCCTTCTGTACTCGGCTCTGGCGGGAGCCTGTAAGTACAGTATAGGACGGGAATGAAAGAAAAGCAATGTGTCAGTAACCGGACATCCGATGTCCGGCATATCGTAAAAAGGGGTGATGCCTTTTGAGAGAAATTAAGGTGGTTAACATTCTGGAGATGGATGGAAAGGAAATTCCGTTTTCCGACCTTACTCCAGAAGACCACAAAAGAATCGCGGAAAGAATCCAGGATAACCTGATGATTTCTGCAGGTTACAAGAGAAAAACCGCCTGATGGCGGGATGGTGGACAAGCAGAAAGGAGAGAACGATGGCGAAGCTTAAATTTGTAGAGTCACAGCACCTGCGGATGCTCAGCTACGTGGAGTGTCGAAGTGATCCGGTGTTTTACCTGATCATGGATGTACCGGATCCGGAACCGGCACTTGATCTGAATGATCTGGCAGGCAAGGTGATGTTTGGCATCTGCGCGGTGTTTGCGGGATGCGTGGCCAGCGCACTGCTGGCAGGATTATAGGAAGGAGGTGAGAAGTATGGTAAAGATTACGTTTAAGCAGGATGGCCGAGTTGAGGATGTAACGTCCGGAGAGTTTGTGTTAGCCGTTATCGGAACCAGAAAAGAAAACAGACTGGTTTTCCGTGCTTTTGGCCAGACGGATGATAAGGCAACTGCGCTGGCGGTTGCGAATATTATCAGAAATACCGTGAGAAAAGCAATCGATCCAGACACCAGGATTACAGTTTATAAGTTTTTACGCGAGACTATCGACGTGGAGCTGGAACGCCTGGAAAAAGAAGAAACCCCAGAAGCGGCAACTTCCGGGGAATCAAGGTAACTAAAAAAATTAATCACATCTCCATTATGGAGAATCGAGGAGGAAAAGTCAAGATGCAGTCAAGTGATTTTACAAATATACCGTTGTTCGACTGCCGCCGGTACATAAGGCCCGGAGATATGATCTGGTATGATTCCATGTTTGCCTGCCCAACTGCGGACAGTGTGCAAAGACACAGTTCCATCCCGCATTGCGCGATGGTGACGGCAGTCTACGAGAAGTTTGTTGTGGTCAAGCTTCAGAAGACGGTGGAATCAGTCAATCGGTGGAATATCATTTCAGTGAATGGTAAGCCGTTAAAGCGCGGAAGTGTAGACTGGGCGGGATGTTTCAGCGCACTTAAGGTGAGAGCATGAAGTCCCTGGAGGAGTGCCGCAGGCTGAAGAAGTACGATAGGTCCCAGTACTGGGAGCTGATTGCCAAAGGAATTCACCTTGAGCCGTGGGACTTTGGATGCCCGGACTGGCACCATGATGAAACCGGTAGCGTGAACTACTGGATTTCACCACCGGAAGGCATTCTTAAGAGCGACGGAGATCCGGCAAGAGTGCCGCTTGAGGAGCAGCACTATCAGACGGAGCCTGAGGAATCTGCTTATGAAAACTGCCGCGTTGGGTGGTCGAAGATGGTAGATCAAGGACTGGTTAATGACTACTGGCGGCATTACTGGGAATGGAATTAATGATAAAGATTGAGGAGGAAAATCAAGATGGCAAAGAGAAATATCGATACATACACCCCGGAAAACAATACCGAAGAAGCTCTGATGTTGATGGGCCGCGTCAATGCATTTGCTGCCTATATCAGAGGTGAGAAGTACAGCGTCAGCCGCAAAGTATGTGCGGATATGCTTGGTTTTGAGCTGGAGGAGGAAGAGGAGAAATGAGATTATACGAATTGACTGAGCAGTACAAGGCATTGGAAGACCTGTCTTATGATCCAGAGGTGGACGAGCAGGTATATCGTGACACCATGGAGGGTCTGTGGGGCGAAATCGAGGAGAAAGCAGACGGCTATGCAAAGATCATCGCCGGTATGAAGTATGATATCGAAGCGCTGAAAGCGGAAGAGCAGCGCCTGAATGCGCGCAGAAAGGCTCTGGAGCAGCGCGCTGAGTGGCTGAAGAGCAACCTGGAAGCCAATATGCGTGAAATTGGGAAAACCAAATTCAAGACGGAGCTGTTCTCTTTCAGCATCCAGAAAAATGGAGGTCTGCAGCCGTTGGTTATTGATGGAGTTCTGGATGATATCCCTGGCAGATTCCTGATTCCGCAGCCGCCGGTGCCGAACAATGAAGCAATCCGCAAGCTTCTGGCTGACAAGCAGGTTGACTGGGCGCATCTGGAGCCGCGGGGCGAAAGCCTGCGGATTCGCTGATGGACCGGGAGGGCATCGGACCGTTTCGCATGCAGCTACTCATGGAAGTAGCTGCGAAAGCGGTCAAGATCATGACAACAGGTGTATGGCATTTATCCTTTGACGAGATGGATATCGTACTGGAGTATATTCGGTACGGCATTGATGCTTATAAGAGAAAGTACGAGGAGGAAAAGAAAGATGTTTCTGAAAATCAGTGAATTCAAGAAGGCCATGAAGTCGGCCCTGAAGACAACCGGCGGCTTATATGTCGGGAATCTGGATGACCACTATCTGGTTTACGCCAGTTCCTGGGGTGTCTATGTAGAGAGCATGTATGCGACCAACAAGTTCAAGGCAGCTATCATGGAGCTGATCGGTGATATGCCGGACGAAGAAACCTGCTACAACTATCACATCGAAGACAAGCAGCTGAAGATGGAGCGCGAACTGGAACCGCATGATCCATATGCGGCATGGAAAATGGCAAAGGATTTTGCCTGCAGCGTTCCGATGGTACTGACGAACGATTATCATGAGCTGTCCGTATATCAGCGCCATAGCGATAAAGATTATCTGGCGGCAATCAGAGAGTGGACTGACGGAATGATTTCGCCTGCAGAGTTAGAGCCGATGGGGGAGCATATGCCGAAAAGGCCTAGCGTATCTCCTTCCGGATACACGCTCTATTTTAAGAGCGAAACGATGCTGTACTGGGTTTCCGGCATGAATGTATCGGAAAAGACGCGGAACACGATATTTGCCCGCATGAAAGGCCTGGATTTCTTCGAGGATGACTGGCTGAGCAAAGCGGTAAAAGAAACTGACGAGGCAGAGCCACTGCCATATTAAGGAGTGCATTATGGGATTACCTGTTTTAGTTTATGGAAAATCCGGCAGTGGAAAGAGCCGGAGTTTAAAGTTTTTTGATGAGCATGAGGTGGTGCTGCTTAACACGGAGCGGAAGGAATTACCTTTTCGCAAACGCTTCCGGAAGACCGGCGCCAGCGATGATATCAACCAGATCATTGCTACAATCAACAAGAATCCGGAGAAGGTCTATGTGATTGATGACGCCGGGTATATTATGACCCATCTCTTTATGTCGCAGCACCGGAATAAGAAGGGGAACGCGTCTTTTGAAATGTACGATGACATTGCGGATGCTATGTATGGTCTGGTGAAGCGGATCAAAACCGAAGTCACGGATCCGGATAAGATCGTGTATATCATGTTTCACGAGGATACCGATGATTTTGGCATTTCGCGGCTCAGAACCATCGGCAAGCAGCTGGATCGGAAGGTGTGCCTGGAAGGCATGGTCACGATCTGCATCCGGTGTATGAGCGAGAACGGAAATCATTTCTTCCGGACCGTTACAGATGGGTCTGACATTACGAAGACGCCGGAGGACATGTTCGAGTCTCCGGAGATCGAGAACAACCTGAAATTAGTTGATGATACCATCCGGGATTTCTACGGATGGGAGAAATATAAGCCCAAGGAGGACAAGCAGTCATGATTAAGAAACCGGCAGGATATGATGAGGCAGCAGCTTACACAGGAGAATTCCAGCAGCTGCCGAAAGGGAAATATGTGTGCGTCATTAAGCAGGTAACCACCCAGGAATCAAGGAACGGCAATCAGCAGTTTGTGATTCTGTATGATATCGCAAAGGGTGAGTACAAGGACTTTTACAAGAAGATGTTTGATGGCGATAAGGCTCAGAATCCGATGGGCGCAAAATGGCGCGGTGTGTTTAAACAGAACATGGAGGGCAAGGGACTTTCCTGGTTCAAAGGCATCATCACTTCGATTGAACGCTCCAATAACTTTACTTTCCAGTGGGATGTAAGCGACAATGAAAAGCAGATGATCGGCAAGGAATTTGGCGGTATCTTCCGCCGCCGTCAGTATGAGGCATCCAATGGAAACCGCCCATTTGTAACGGAGTTGTTCCAGATCCGCAGCGTGGCTGGCCTGGCGGAGGCAGAGGTGCCGGAAGATGAGCTGTTGCAGGATCCGCCGGTGGGCCAGACTACTCCGGTGAACCACGGAACGCCATCCGCAGTAGGTGACGGATTTGTAGATATTCCGGAGGGGGCTGGCGATGAAGGAATCCCGTTCATGTGATCCGGAGCTTTACAGCAAAATTAAAGATGCAGTGAGCATGCAGCAGGCCGTGGAATACTGCGGCCTGCATATTTTAAACGGAAAATGCCTCTGCCCGTTCCATCATGATACCCGGCCGTCCATGAAGATCTACCCAAACGGAAAAGGGTATTACTGCTTTTCCTGCGGCGCTGGCGGTGATCAGATTAAGTTTGTGGCCGGTTATTACGGTATTGGAAACTATGAAGCGGCAAAGCAGTTGGCGACAGCGTTCCAGGTTCCAATCCAGGAACCGGTAACCTACCGGGAAAAGCGCGAAGCAGATAAGAGAAACCGTTTGAAACGCGAATTACGGGATTTTGTGTCTTATGCAAGGAAATGGCTGGTTGCGTATCGAGGGCTGCTCTGTGAGGCAATCAGAGAGCGCAGCGGGCATTTCTATGAGGCACTTGGCAACATCACTTATGTGGAATATCTGATTGAATGTCTGGATCAGTGCCCGAAAGAATTATACGCAGACAAGAAGGCGGTGAGTGAAATTGGAAAAGTCGAACGAAGAGTTATTGACTGGTATAACTAAGCTGGAGAGGCAGAATCCGTTTCCGGATGAAATCTTTTACCGGATCTTTGAGATCGAGGATAACGTGGAGCGGCAGAAGTATATTGAGGCATTGCGGAACGAGGCCAAGATCTTAAAGCGCAGTACGGAGTTTAACAACCTGCTGAAACAGTTCCAGCTTGATTATATCCAGCGGATGCGCCAGACTGGAAACAAAACGGCTTTTACCGATCAGCCGCTGGAACTGATCTGTGCAGAGTGGAGCGCTACCGATATGGGGGTAAAAACGGTCCGCTATGATAAGAACATGCAACCGATTCCGGTGATTGCCTGCAGCCATCCAATCATGCCGGTGGAGATTCTGAAAAACGTGGATACATCAGAAGAGCGGATCACGCTGGCCTATTTCAAGAGCGGATCCTGGCAGCATATCACGGTAGACCGGTCAGTATGCGCCAATACCAATAAAATTGTGGATGTATTGTCCCAGTATGGTATTGAGGTTACATCTGATAATGCGAAGAGTCTGGTGCGCTATATCAGTGACTGTGTGGGATACAATCCCGCGGCTTTGGAGCCGAAGAAATCCATTAACCGCCTAGGATGGGTCGGCGCAGCCTTTACACCCTACGAGAAAGATATCCGGTACGAGGGTGGTCTGGATTATGAGGCAATCTTTAAAAATGTGTCTGAGAAGGGCAATTTTGACGCCTGGAAGACTCTGTGCGCTGATCTGCGGGAAAATGTACCATTACGCATGATGATGGCCGCAAGCTTTGCTTCTGTGCTTCTGGAGCCGCTTAAGGTACTTCCATTCGTGCTGCATTTATGGGGCACGACCGGAACTGGAAAGACCGTGGCGCTTATGGTGGCTATGTCCATCTGGGGCAATCCGCGGATGGGCGGCCTGGTAAAGACCATGAACATGACCAAGAATGCCATCATGCGTAACGCAGCTTTTCTTTGCAGCATCCCTTTTGCAGGGGATGAGCTGCAGACCATCAAGGACAAATGGCAGGGCAATTTTGACCAACTGATCTACCAGATCACGGAGGGCGTGGACCGCGGTAGAGCGAAAGCATATGGTGGCGTAGAGGATACCAAGACCTGGAAGAACAGCTTTATCTTTACCGGTGAGGAACCGATCACGAAGGTAAATTCCGGTGGTGGGTCCAAAAACCGTGTGATTGAGATTGCGATTGATGGTCCGCTGGTGGCAGACGGTCATTATGTAAGTAGCATGGTGCAAGAGAATTATGGATTTGCAGGGAAGAAATTCGTTGAGTACATACAGGAAACAGAATCCTGCAAGATCATGGACCGGTACCGGGAAATCTTTGAGGCGCTTTGCCAGCTGGATACTACAGATAAACAGGCAATGGCTATGGCCTGCATGCTGCTGGCAGATGAGATTGCAGTAAAGCTCTTTTTTACGGCAGAGCAGCCGTTGCAGATTGCCCAGGTAAAACAATATCTGCAGAGTACGCGTGACGTAGATATTGCAGAACGCGCGTATCAGCAGGTGTTAAACTGGGCGGCAAAGTACCAGGTTCGTTTCGAGGATCCGAAAGAAGAGAACTCGCTGAATAAGGGCGAGGTCTGGGGGAAGATTGATGACGGGAAGCTGATTGTGAACAGAGATGTGCTTTTAAGTTTCCTGGATCAGAATGGATTTGACTATACGGCAGTAAGCCGAAAATGGGCAGAGAAAGGTTATCTGGTGCGCAATTCGCAAGGGAAGATGGTGCATCAGACGAAGGTATATGGAATCAAATCGAGCTACATCAAATTCAACCTGCCAGAGGATGACGATACTACGGACAAAGATGGGTTTGTGCAGGTCGAAAATTATGAGCAGGAGACACTGCCTTTTGACTAAAAGGTCTTACCTGATTTCTAAAAGGTAAGACCTTGGTAAGACCCTTGAAGCCGCATAAACACTGGCTTTTTTAATAAGGTCTTACCTGTCTTACCGGTCTTACCTGTTATATAGTCTCGTGACGCGAGGAAAAAACGTCATTATTTTTTCTCTTATAAAAATATAGACTTATTATCCGGGTTTTTAGGTAAGACAGTAAGACCCTAAGTAAAATAAGGGCTTGCGGCCATTTTTCAGGAAAGATTCTGGAAAGACATTTCCGGAAAATGGTAAGACCGCAGCTATGAGGGGATGAAAACAATGAAAATGAGCAATAAATCAGCCGGTACGAAATTCGAGAGAGAATTTGCCGAACGGCTGGCAGCGGAAGGATTCTGGGTGCATCGCTTCCAGGATAATAAAAACGGTCAGCCGTGTGATGTGATCGCAGCCAGAAACGGGGAGGCATATTTGTTTGACTGCAAGGACTGCCGGGGGAATTTCTTCGAGCTGAGCCGTATGGAAGAAAATCAGTACAATTCGATGTACCTGTTCGAGATGACCGGGAACAGCCGCGGAAAGTTTGCAATCCGGTTCTTTCCGGATGAGATCTATCTGGTAGATTACTGGGAGCTGGACAGCATGAGAAAGCATGGAATGAAGAGAATTGACCGTATGGCTTGCCATATGTACGGGAAGAGCTTTGATTCCTGGTTAAAACACCGGGATGCAGTGGATGAGTGGAGTGAGAATGATGCAGATCATAATTGGAAGTGAGATCCGGGTGAAGGAAGCACCCAAAGAGTTATATGACTGGTGCAGTGAGAATCTAGTTATTCCGAATCCAGAATATGCCAACCGGGCACGCAGAGGGTTATGGCTGGGAAAAACGCCGCAGTATCTGTGGCTTTACCGGGTGGATGGTTCAGACCTGATTGTACCGACAGGCACAGGAAAGCAGGTGCGTCAGTTCCTTTCTGGCAGAGACAAGATAAGCGTTCAGCTGGCCGATAACGGGCTTTTAGACTATCAGGGCAACATTCCTCTGTATG